CAGGTCCGAAAGGAGAAGACGGTAAAACTTCTTATTTCCATGTTAAATATTCTGACGATGGAGGAATGACATTTACCGATAATGCTGGCGAAAAAGCTGGAGCATATATCGGAACTTATACTGACCATATAAAAGCAGATTCAAATATTGTGTCTGATTACACTTGGGTTAAGATTGAAGGAAAAGACGGAGTGTCTCCTACAATCACTGTCACCAAGGAAAACGGTGTCGTAACGATTGTTACAAAAGATGGATCGCATACTTACACCCAAAAAATTCTTGACGGTACTAATGGTACACCAGGAGCAAACGGAACAAACGGACAGACTACGTATTTTCATTTAAAATACTCAAACGATGGTGGTAAAACATTCACTTCAAATAATGGAGAAGATGTCGGTGATTACTTTGGAACATATACTGATTTTGTGAAAGAAGATTCCGATTCAGTAGAAGATTATACTTGGGCTAAAATCAAAGGTGATGATGGTAAGGATGGAATTTCTCCAACGGTATCTGTTACGAAAAAGGATGGAAAAACAACAATCACGATAGTTGACGAGAATGGAACTCATACTCAGGAAGTCCTTGATGGAACCAATGGTACCCCCGGTACTAATGGTGTAAATGGTAAGACTACATATTTCCATGTTAAGTATTCCAACGATGGAGGAAAGACATTTACTTCAAATAGCGGTGAAACTGTTGGGGCGTATATCGGGACTTGTACTGACTACAATGTCTCTGACCCGACATCTGTGGGTTCTTATACTTGGGCTAAAATCAAAGGTGATGATGGTAAGGATGGAACCAATGGCACAAATGGTAAAGATGGAAAAGGTATTTCTAAAATACAAACCTTTTATCAAGCTAACAATAGTACGTATGGAATCTATACATACACCTCAGGTTGGAGTGAAACTTTCACAGCACCGAGCTCTAATTCAAGATATCTGTGGACATATCAAAAAACCACATACACTGATGGAAGTACCGAAACTACCACTCCTCACATTATAGGTTCGTATGGTAAAGATGGTTCTAATTTATCATCTGCTGAGATATGGGCGCTTTTGTTGCAACAGAATACCGACTTCATGTATAAAGGAAGCGACGGAAAAATCTACTTGAAGGCCAGTTATATTGATAGTGGTATTTTTTGCGGTTGGACTGCTGACAGAATTAATGGGAAATTATACGCAAACGCTAGTGATTTTGATTCAGATTCTGACAGCAACGCCACAGACGGTTTAATTACACCATCTGCTGAATACTACACAGAACTTAACGCAAAAAAAGGTATCATAAAAACTAGAATAGATAATCTGTTTGCAGAAGCAGGAAAATCAAGGAATTATGCTGCTTTATCTGGAAATAACATATATGCAAATACAGTTTATTCATATAATTATGCCAATAATGCATATTTTAAAAAAAAACTAACAGCAGCAGCAGGTGTTCAATTCAAAGGCATATCGAGCGGATCTGGGACGGATCTTGTTTTGACTGCAGCTACTATGAACGGAGGCTGTTTTGTAGTTAAGAAGTCCGGATCTTCAAAACGTTTTAAAATCCACAACTCCTTCATGGGCGAACAGGATGTAGAAAAACTTTATAATTTGCGTCCGGTTTACTTTAAATACAAACCAGGTTATCTTCGAGAGGGAGATCAAGATTGTGAACGTATTATACCGGGTTTCTATGCTGAACTTGTTGAAAAGTATTTTCCAGAAGCAGTTCGTTACGACGAGAAAAAAAGAGTAGCTGATTGGGACCCCAAAAAACTTGTTCCAGCAATGCTTAAATTAATTCAGTTACAAAAAGAACAATTGGATAGACAGGAAGAGCGTCTGTCTAAAATAGAATCTATTCTTAATATTAAGGAGGAATAATTATGGATTTTACATCATTAACAAAATATTTTGTAGTAGTGGTAGTAGTGGCGTGTCTTATTGTAGGGTACATAATCAAACATACCATATTTCTTAACAAAATCCCGAACGATGATATTCCGGCTATTTTAGCAGTAATTGGGGCTGTGTTGAATGGTTTTGTCAGCGGTTGGACTATTGAAAATGTCGTGTATGGGGCTTTAATGGGATTAGCTTCCACAGGCTTTCATCAGGCGTTCAAATCATTCGTAGAAGGTAATTCCGATGATTCTAAGGAGGATCTCAATGACTGAGTTCGCTATTACATCAGGTCAGCTTATGTGGCTTTGTACATTAATAGCTGGCCTATGGAGTGTGGTTAAAATTATCAAGGAAATTCGTAAACCAAACGATGATTTGAAAAAGACTGTTGATAGGCACAGCGAGCTTCTCGACAACGACAATAAGCGCCTTAAAGAACACGAAGAATCCAACCATATGATCCTGAAATGTCTACTGGTAATCATTAATCATGAAATCACTGGTAATGGGATAGAGACCATGAAAGAAGCCAGAGATGATCTGCAAAAATACTTGGTCGATAAATAGTAAATAAAAGGGAATAATAGCAGTATGTTTGTCATTTATTTGTACCATACCACCAATATTCCCTTTAAATACGATATTCTCTGTTTCCATTGAGGAAGCTGCTAAAGCTGGTAAATTCTAATAAATGGCTTAAAATAAGCATTTATCGTGTCCAAACAGAGTAGTAAAAAGTGGCTAAAATGGGGTTGTTTGTACCAGGTTTGTACCGGGTTTGTACCACACCGTTTGTACCACAGATAATTCAAAAAATTGGGAGTTATTCATCATTGAGTAGCTCCCTTTTTATTGCAATTTTGCTAAGTCTTTTCTTAACCATTCTAAGTCTCGGACAGTGTAGGTGGATTCAGTTATATCTTTTATCGAATGTCCAACCATTTCTTTTAGAGCATATTCATCAACCCCTGCTTTTTTGCACTTGGTTACAAATGTCATTCGTGGGTCGTGAGGTCTATGTTCAGGATTAAGATTTAGTTCGTTCATAACTTTCTTGAAGCGTTTGTTATATTTATCATATGTCATAACATACGAACCAGAATGAGTCCGACCCTTATCGTTAAACAGGTATCCGGTTCCAAGTTCACTTGCTTTGTCGAAATTGTCTTTTACAAGTCCTTTTATTTTTTCGTGGATTGGTACTATTCGCTGCTTTCCGGCATCCGTTTTCATTCCAGCAATCATATACCATTCATTTATGTTTATTTCATCCAGCTTTAGTGTAGCCAGTTCCTGGGGTCTCCAGCCCATATAGCACTGAATCAATATCCAGTCTACAAACTCAACTTTTCCGACATTATTCCACAATATATTGAGTTCTTCTTCTGTGAATATTATATGTGGTTTTTTAGCTTGTTCTTTTTCTTTTACAATATCATCAGAAATGTCGAAAGTTCTGGCATAATTCATAGATACGATTTCGTATTCTAAACCATAATCCAGAAGTAAATTGAATAGCGATTTTATACGAGATTTAGTTTCAGCAGAAGCATATATTTTTTCGCCTTTCTTTTTACCTCTGGTTTCGATTCGATACCCTTCGTCCATACAACCTTTAATATGTCTGGCTCTTATATCTTTCACTCTCATCGTGTAGATGGATGAGCAATAAGCCCATGCCGCAGTAATTGTTCGTTTCGAAGCATCTATAATATTTTTGAAGTATTCATCGCTCCATCGTTCATATAACTGAACCATTGTAATATCGGCATTTAAGTCATATGGATTTTTGTTATATTCGACGAGGGCTTTATACGCTTCATTGTAATTACTAAATGCTGACACAGGTTTTAATAATTTCAAAATGGGCTTACCGGTTGGAGTTTTACCAACACAGACCCTCACTCGAAACCTATTCCTACGATTCCCGTCTTTCAATTCGGTAATAGAACCGAAACCGTTTGGAAGTTTCATACGTTTTGGTGAACTTTTCCTTTTCTTTTTGGCTTCGACATTCAATGGATAACCACAGTGAGGACAAGTACTTGCTTTGTCGCTTACTTGAAGTTCACATTCAGGGCATTTTGTTAACATAAGCATTTCTCCTTTCTTTATAGTGTCGATAATGATATACCGCATTGGGCTAAATGTCAATTGCCAATTTCTCCCATCCAGCGTTTCCCAGTTGAATATATAGTTAATACTACTATATCATAACAAGGACTAACTATAGGAGAGCTAGATATAATGGACAAGAAAATTTGTGAAAAATGTGGTACAGTTTTGAAGCATTATGATAGGGTCACACGAATCGTTAAAGGAAAGGGTGGTGTTAAAAGTTATATTCATGTGGAGAGATATAGATGTCCAAAGTGTAAAACTATACATAGATTTCTCCCAGAGTGTGTACATCCATATAAGCAATACGACGCGGAAATTATCGACGGTGTGATCGAAGGTCTGATAGATTCTGACACATTAGGATTCGAAGATTATCCTTGTGAAATGACAATGAAGCGATGGCGTAGTCATAATTTGACTCCGAAAATTTAATCCACTGACTTTGTTTTAACAAATAAGTAGTAGTTCGATATGATTAGTTTTGAAAGGAGGGAGAACGTTGGAAGATGTGATATTTACACCTGGTTCAGTGCCGGTCGCAGTAGCAGCTAGGATTTACGGTAAAGATGCGACATGGGTGAGAGCTGGACTGATATCAGGATATTTACAAATTGGAACAGCAACTCGAAACGGTAGTGTAATAACGACTATATCGCAGATGAGTAGTAAATATGGTCGAATAAACTATTACATATCACCGAAAAAGCTCTATGAAGAAACTGGTTATATTTGGAAAGGAGAACGACGATGATAAGATCAGAATTATCAGAAAAGAATCCGTATTGGATAGAAAGGCATCGCTATCATGAATTGAAGCAGTTTTGTCTTCAGTATCCGATATGGAAGAAAACTTACGAATCTATTGATGGCTTACTAGGTAGACCAGCAGATTTATCTGCATTCGGAAAGGTTAAGCATATTTCTAATCCGACTGAGAGAATAGGCATAATGAAAGCATATTATTCAGAACGTATGGATATGATCTGGCGAGCTGCTGAGAAAGCTGAACCGGAATTGGCACAATACATAGTTCGTGGTGTTACAGAGGGAATATCATACGATCTGATTAAAGTCAAAATGGATATACCATGCTGCAAAGATGTATATTATTCAGCATACAGACGCTTTTTCTGGATACTAAACAAAGAAAGAGACTGATGTAATCACCAATCTCTTCTTGATATTTTAATCATCGAATCTGTCGCAGGATGTTTTGCATTGAGGATACGGACCGCCACAAGCTTGGCATCCTGCATCGGGTTCGTCTTCATATTCGTCGTTATTGTATAATTCGCTCTCGAAAAAATAATCGTAATTTTCGGCTTCAATATCATATCCACATTTTGGACAGACATATATGCAGTTGTCGTTTTCATCATATTCGAAATTCATAAGGGAATCACTGCATTCTGGACATACTATATTTCCCATGGCAAGTTCTTTTCTAATTTCTTCTTCAGACATCATAGTAGTTTACCTCCGTTTTTTCTCATTGTATAATGCGATGACAGATAGGTCAAGAGATTCGCGTGATTTACAACTTGTATTATGAGATAAAAACTTTATTCTAGGAGGAATTTAAAATGAAAAGAGCGAAATTTGAAGGTAGAATGAACGAGGTTATGCTTGTTGCAACTAAGGCAGCACAGAATGAGGACGGAACTACAGATCCGAGAAACATGAAAGTGATTGGCTTAATGCGAGAAGCACTCGGTTATGCTATGCAAATGAACTATGAAATTGAATGCCTGAAAAAAGAGATAAAAGTTTTAAAGAAAAATCAGGAAGAGAAGAGAGAGGAGATTGGAGCTTAGGCTTCAGTCTCTTTTTTTTCGCGTAAAAAACATACTCTTTAATGAGAAGAAAAACACATTTTAAGGAGGATTATATTATGATTACAAAACATTCATTTAACTATGGAATGGTTTATTTGCCAAATGGATGCATAATGAAAGAGGGATATTTAGAAAAATGGGAATATTCTGGGTCTGGGAGTTATGTAACATTGGTGTTTGCGGACGGTTTTATGGTTAAAGCAGGTGTTAGTGTAGTATACCTTTTACACAAAGACGAAGAGGAGTCCTAACAAGGGCTCTTTCTTTTATTTTTCTAATCTAGCATAAAGGGATGGTTATTCTAGTTTAAAACCGTACGCAGGTTACCGCTTTCGGTTTTATATTTGTAATGTGAAAAATTCCCGGGAGGGATTTTCAGAATCTTATTTTTAAAGGAGGAGTCAAATATGATGACACTATTAATTTTTACCATTGGTATCGTCCTTGGATGGGCTGCCAACACGTTGTTCACGAAAAAACGAACGTCAAATGGGTATTTTTCAATCGAGCCATATGACGATGATGAGACAGGATTTTATCGTGTTAATATGAGGATACCGATTGAAGAGCAGACGGACCTTATACACAAGGAACGTCTTATTCTATATCGTGAATATTCGCAAAAATAACAGATTCTTTAATGAAACACGTAAATTATATTTCAAAGG